CCTACTCTTTTGGTTCCCATAATATATTTCTCCTTATATGAATATTAATTAGGTCAATTAACGAAGAGATTTCTCTCCTCGCCTATAAGTAGCCTCAAACAAACGAAAGCCCCCTTCCGAAGAAGGAGGCTTTACATTTATTTTGACGTTTGTGCTAGTGTTTAGCTAGTGGCGCCGGCGATTCCAAGAAGACCGGAGATAATGACCAGACCATAAAGGTCGGGGCGCACCATCTTCTTCGCATAACGCGTCATGACTCCCTTACGGGGCACGAAGTCTTCCGGCCCAAAGATAGTGGGCGTGGTCTGCAGTGGGACGTACGGAGCGTACACGTATCCGCTTTCAAGGAAAGAGGAGCCGCGACGGCCAACAAGAACCACATTGCGGAGGAAGTAAGGATCGACGATAACATCGAACTTCTTGCTCAGCGAGCCGACCTTGACTGCACCAATGGAACCAGTCTCGTCATCAGCGGTAACGCTTGCGCGGAAACCAGCCGTGAACTCAAGGATGTTTGCAACCTCGGGTCCGCAGACGATAAAGTTAGCACCACCACGCAGAGTCTTACGGTGAATCTGAGCGGACACATCATTGATGGTCTCACAAAGAGTCTCGTACCACTCTGACACGGTACCGGTGAAGTCCGGAGCCGCAGAACTAGCGCCGATTTCGACACCCGTCTCACGGTTCAAGAACAGACCCGGCGAACGCGACCAGTAGTAAGTACCAGCGGTTGCACCGTTAACGAGGTCTCCAAGGATCTCACGGTCAATCTCAAGAGCAATCTGCTCGGAGAGAATGCTGGTAAGCTCGACCTCGGCGTCAAGGTTGTGATAGGCATTAAGATCCTGTCCCAACTCTGGCGTCCACTTGGCCTTCAGCTTCTTGGTCATCGCGGTGACAGCCACGGAATCGACTTTGATGTCGATCTCGGGGATCTCTTCGCTACCCTCAAGTCCCCATAACGAGGTACCAACCACAGAACCAAGCGCATTGCTGGTCGTAAGGTTATCCTTAATGGGGAACTGAACAACAGCCTCAAGAGAACCGAGAGCAACGTTGTCGCCGGAAACGCCGGCGGCCGAATCGGCGCCGATAACGACGAAACGAACGTTCGACTCAGTTCCAGAGCCAGTCTGCATGGTCAAACGACGGATGAGGCGTGAGCCCGCACCAACGTTAGTTGCAGTAGTACCGCCATCGGAACCGTTGAACGATGCCGAGAAAGCACCAAGGTTCTTATAGTCGGCCGGTTGGCCGCTCGTTGAACCGGTGATTGCGCTACCTGCACACTCAAAGACCGCAACACCAATAGCCTCGCCCGAAGACGAAAGAGCCATAATGTCAGGATCATATTGGAGCCACTTACGGCGCTGGGCCTCGGTGGAACCAGAGAGCGAGAAGTTATCTGCAAGGCCCCACTGAGCAGTCTCAATACCGCCAGAGCCAGTCGGAGATGCATAAGCATAACCGCGAGCACCAACAGTGCGAGGACCAGAAAGGTCTTCCTTGAGGGTCGCCCCCACAAGACTCACACCGCCAGTAATTTGGCTACCGACTTGGTTTGTACCATAAATCGACTTATCGACAATGTTACCCATGCGGTCTCGTTGACTACCGGTAGATCCAAGATTCGGTGAGAACACGAAATCAAGGAAGAAGATGAGTCCGGAAGGGAGACTCATCGGCTGGACCGAAACGAGATCGTTTGCGATCAAACCTGCGAACACGCGACGAACGATGGGGAACGCGACGGCTGCAAAGCCCTCAACATCACCAGCACTCATGCTGCTCGACTCACGGAGAAGCTCTTTTGCTTGATTCTCAAGCATGCGGGCCATTCCAGAACGCTTACGATCTGAATCTAGACCCTCCAAAAGACCTGTCTTCTCCCACTTATTTAACAATGCGCTGCCTTCAGCACGCATATCGCGATTGACGACACCTTCGGTCAATCTTTCAATAATACTAGCCATTTTAAAATACCTCCTTATAAATTGTATTTATTTAATCCCGGCTAAACGACGCATACGTTTTGCGAATACGTCGGTGGGTTGTGCGGACTCTGTACGAGTTGCACGAATTACAGAAGTTGGACGGCTAATAGCTTCGCTCAATGATTGTGGAGAGCGTTTGGGTGCCTCCTCCATTGTGCTTTGAAGCGTATTATAAATTGTCTTTGCTTCTGAGACAGAATCGGCCTTTGAAATAGACTCGGCAATTCTTGTTTTTTGCCGCTCATTTAGGGAGGTATTCCTTAATACCCGATTCGTATAAAGCAAGCGGGCGTTCGAAAGGTTAACTGTTTGCAGTGTCTCCTTAAGTTCGCCTGTTACCTGCTCATATTGTGAAAGTCGCCCCTTCAGCTGTTTATTTTCGAAAACTAGCTCCTCTTGGGCTTTTCTCATAATTTCTAATTCATCTTGGACACCGGTGCTACGGCGAGCGGCAAGCGCTCGCGCAAGTTCATATTTGATACTCTCGGAAGAGCGTCCTGCCCAACCGGATAGGGTAGCACCCATATCTACTGTAAGTCTCTCTGCGATTTCATCAATCATGTCATCGGAGATTTCAATTTGTTCATCTTCTGCGATGGTCGAACCTTTCGGTCCAGAGGAATCGGCTGCATCAGCATCCTCTTCAGCAGCAGAATCAATGCCGGCATCATCGTCGCCAGACATTTCAGCGGCGTTAACGCCTTCTTTCTCATCTTCGGCAGCCTCTTCTTTAAGCATATCGATAAGTGTATACTCGTCAAAGGTCAAATCTTCTTCAATCTCTGCCTGCAGTGCGGCGACAGACTCTTTAAGTGTTCCAAGATCCAAGGTCACCTCAACGGTCTCGCCTTCACCGGGAATATTTTCAAGGTTCTGTCCATCCATCTGGCTAATATCGTCGGTAGCGGCGACTGGGACGTCTTCTACATCCTCTTCTAAGGACTCATCGCCAGCGGTGGGGGCTGCGGCAGCAGGGTCAGCAGCATCTGGAGCAGCCATAGCCGGATCTTCTGCACCAGCTATCGGGTCTGCGCCGGCGTCAGCACCCATTGGATCTGCTGCACCAGCGTCAGCTACAGCATCAAGATCCATACCCATAAGGTCGTCTTGTTCCAGTAGCTGGTTAAGAGTAGCGCGAACCTCATCCGAATACTTATCGATTACAGATGATTCAGCATTTTTCAACGCAGCTTCACGCAATGCAGACGCGTCTACAATTGCCTCTTTTAATAAATTTGACATGGAGTTCTCCTAAAAAACAGTTTTGCAAAGTTAAATAGTGTAGCGGAGCTTGAAAAGAACCATTTTATGATCCCGCTTTCCCAATAAGCCACCAGTTTTCACCGTCAGATTGAACCACTCTGGAGGAATTGTTATATTTAACCGTAAGATCCTCCGAATAATCGATCATCCCCTCTTGCACTCCGATCGTTAACACATGCGAATTTAACTTATATTTATTTTTATTAACCTTTTTAATAACAATGATGCGGCCGGCATGGTTACAGGCAGGAGGAAGAGTGGCCAGAACCGGGTTTTTGGTAGTATCACAAAGGACTGTATAATCCGCATCAGACACGCTGTATTTCTCATCTGTGATTGTGACTATGTTGTTGTGGACTGCTGCTTTGTTTTTCACTGTGCTTTGGAACATTGCCGGACCAGTTGTCGTCAAAAGGTTTGTTTTGGTCTCACCAGAAACGTCTAAAACATTCCCCCCAACATCGTAAGTTAGGTTGGCGCTAGCAGCAAGGCCTTTGTGACCGCGAAGCTGTACGCTGTGGAGGGGGCCTTCTGGGTGGGGCATCTTAGAATTGAGATATGAACTATAAAGGTTTGCCAATGTGGTTTTGCGAACTTCATTGCGAGACGCATCGTGCACAATTAAAACATCGTCATCGCCGAGGTTCTGACCTCTGAGGGTGATGTCCAAGCATGTATGAGGCGCTGCCACAAGCTTGTTTCTTTTAAAAGAAAGGCCGCTGTGTGGGCCAATGTCGATAGAAGTGCCACTATCGCTCACTTCTACTCCTTTACCCGGGCGCACTTGTAGTGTACCTCTAACGTTTCTAATTCCATGACCCATGTTTAGGGCCTCCGCAGAAATAGTGCCGGTCAGATTTTTAGCAGGGATATCGGAAAGGCCGCTGGCGGCGCCAATAAAATTTGTTGCGCACACCTCTTTTGTTGTTAAGCGGCGGCCGTCGAAACTCAAATTGTGTTCCGCTCTAGCTTTGCCTTCGCGTTGGAACGTGAGAATCGAGTTCTTTACCGCGCCTTGTACTTCTCGGATCGCAACATCTTTAAAGGTGGCGCATGCGCTTTGTGCGTCGGTGTCATAAAACACGCTAGCGCTAATCGTATTCTTGAATACCTTCACTCCCTCAATCTCTTGATCGCCATATTGATCAACAGATCCTTCGACAATGCCCTTCAATACATTATAAGCCATATTTATCCCTCGCTCTCTAAATAGCTCTGTTTTATTCAGTGATCACTAAACATCCATTATTTACATAGTTTTCGTAGTGAGATTTTAAATCATATTCTCGCAGAACATCGCGGACTATGTGTTTCATCGCGTGTGAGTGCCCAGTAATTATCTTACAAGGAAAAGACACTCGGTAAATAAACCGGTGAATCTTGGATTCTACTTCTTCGTGACGAATGCCGTGTAAATCTAACGTTTCCATACTAATAAATAGTCCAAAAAAAAGAGGATGCCCCCCCACAAAGAGGGGCATCCAAAAATTAAGAATACCTTAACCCAAGCAGATGCTTTAGATTACATAATCTTCCACAGGTTGGTTGCAACATAGACAAGCGTAACCGCCGCCGAATCAGATTCGAGGATGATATCGCTCACGCCGTCAATAGTGTGAGAACCTTGCTTAGCAATGAGTAGCTTGAAGCCGCCCAAACTAGGTGGCGCCTTAACACGAACCTGATCACCATCATCGGGTGATGCCGGGAGCGTCCAAGTACGATCAGCTGTCAAGGTGGTAGTACCATAGGTAGTACCCTCCGTCAGCGTCGCATTTGCGTTACCAACACCAGTCGGTGTGCCGCCGGCATCTGTCGAAAGAACACCGTTGGTAGCGGTAAGACCGGCACCTGCCATGGCCGTCACAAGGTCAGCGATGCTTTCCTTCCTAGAAGCGTTGGAATCGTTGGCATCAATGATGCCAATGCTATCAGCAGCAACGTCAACAGCAGCAGCACTTAATTCGTTAAAATCAAGGGCAAGAGCGGTACCGCCACCACCGAGAATTCCGACACCAGCTACAGAAGTAGCAAGTTGAGTTGCGGTAATACCAGCACTCTTAACGCGCAACGTGGCACGACCAACAGACTCGATAGTGCTCTCATCAGCCACAACGTGAAGTGAACGAATTGAATCGACGCCATCACCCGGGCCACTGTCAAGACAGTCACCAGCAATCGAGCCACTGATACCAAGTTTGTCTGAAGCAATGCTAAGGGCAGAGCCCGAAGTTTGCACAGCAAGGACACCACTAGCAGCGACAAGAGCGTTACCAGCGATTGCAGTCGCATAGTCAGCGAATGTATCTTTACGAGTAACGTTTCCGTTTGCATCGATGAAAATCAACGAGTCAGCAGCAACGTTAACGGCAGCTTCAGTAAGCTCGTTAAAGGAAACCGCGAGAACACCCGAAGATGCAACAAGGCCGTCACCTGCAATTGCGGTGGCATAATCAGCCATTGAATCAGACTTGACGAGGTCGTCTCCGTCCTTGAAGTAGAACGAATCCGAAGCAACAGTAACACCCGCGTCAGCAACACCAAGAAACTTAACCGTACCAGCGGTGGTCATAGCACCTCCAACCTGCATAATACCAGATCCGGAGAAGTGACTACCGGAAACCACAGCAGGGGTTGTAGAACCCAAGGTGGCCGGCGC